CCGCCTTCGGTCCCAACGCCACCCCCACCGCCTCCTGCGGCCCCACCTCCTGCGGCCCCACCGGTCGCGCCTCCGTCAGTGTTTCCTCCGGGGGCTCCCACTCCGCTGACCCCTACTCCCGTGACCCCGCCGGTTACTCCGCCAGTGGCCCCACCTCCAGTGGCTCCACCTCCAGTGGAGCCGCCAGGCGTGATAGCGCCTCCACCGGTCGCGCCACCGCCACCTCCACCGCCTCCCCCACCTAAGAACCCCATAAACATTGGACCGTCTCTTAACCCGGTGGGCTCGGCGGCAAATACCTTGGCGGCAATTTCTGCCAACCCCGGCCTGTCGCCCCTGATGCTGGGCGGGCTGGAGAACGCGGGCACGTTTTCGGACCGCCTTGGCAACAAAATCTACTCGCCAGGAGCGCCAACTTCGCTAGGGCAGCCGTCTGGCGGGGGGTCTTCGCCTGCCTTCTCCAGCGGCCCACAGAATTCGTCCACGGGCTCTATCCCAACCAGCGGACCGTCGTTCTCCGACTACTACAACCGTGGTGTGGGAGCCGTCGGGGACATCGGCGGGATCAGTATCCAAGGCCCGGCCATGCCCGTCTTTGGCAACGAGCGCCTGGGCGGGGCAGCCACAGACCCCAACAGCTACTTTGCCCTGTCTTCGCAGCCCTCCACGGGCCTTGCTCCAGGGACCACGGCCATTGGCGCGATGAATATGCCAATACCTGGCGCGATCAACACCCTAAACGCCATCAACGTCAGCCCCAATTTGTCGCCCATGATGCTGGGCGGCCAGGAAAACGCAGGCTTCATGACTGACCGCTTGGGTAACCGGATTTATTCGCCCGGCATGCCCCGGTATGCCAGGGGCGGCGAGGTGGATTTGGCAGCTTTGGCCAGACAAAACGCCGAAACCCTGTCAGACGAGCCCCCGGAAGAGGCCATCAACACCGACCCGGTGGGCACTGCGCAGCAGATGCTGGCCGACCTTGGTGATCTGGGCCGCTCCTCGCCCACAAGCGTGTCCGTCAAGCGCAAGCGGGTGGCCGCTGGCGGCGGTGGCGCGAGCGCCGACAAGGCAATGAAGCAAGAATACGAGCCTCTGGGCAAAGGTGACCTGGGGGCGATGAAGGATTACTCTCCGAAAAAAAAGAGCACCAACTCTGCCAGGGCGCAGCTCGAGAGCATGGTCCGTGATTACCAAATCAAGGCCCGTACAGCGCAAGACAGGGCCAAGGGTTTCTCCGCCAACACCTTTGGCGCGCCAACCCTGGAAGGTCCAACGCTGACCAGAGGCCCTTTGCTCGCCAAGCGCTTTGAAAAAGGCGGTGAAGCAAAAAAGGACGACGCTAAAGGTGCAAAAGAGCCCAGCATCTTTGGCGTGACAGACTATGCCACCAAGGCATCGGCCCGTATGTACCCTGACCAGATGGGCCAGGACGATGAACGCGACGCAGCGCGCCACATGTTGGCCGCTGCGATGATGTCCCGCAAGACCAGCCCTGGCGTGGCGGAGTTCCTGGGCAAGGCACATGAGCGCCTGAGCAACCCTGAGTCGTTCTTCAGCATGCTGGGCATTGGAAAGCCCCGTGACGACTACGAGATGGACCTGCACAACAACAAGTTGGGCGTGGACCTCGGCTCACGGGCCACGAGCCAGGAAGAGCTGGAAAAACTCGTTGCCACCATGTCGCGCCAGGCACAGAACAAGAAGACCGAGGGCAAGCCTTGGACCATGAGCCGCGAGCAGATGCAAGCGCGCAAGAACAAGGGCATGACGCCACCCCCTGAGTACCGTGCCGATGGCTCTCCTGAGGAGGGCGAAGTCAGCGCAGCGGAACTGGAAGCGGCCAGCCGCCCTGCCTTTGTCACACCCAAGTCGGGCAAGGGCCGCAAGTCCTCTGCCAAAGCAGGGGAGCTGGAGGCGGCTGCACTGCAGGGCATCTCCGAAACCCCGTACAACCTCTTAGGCGCGCCGGTCGACTTGGCCACCATGGCCATGCGCCCGTTTGGCTACGACGTGCAAGCGCCGATGCTCGGGTCAGAAGACTTAAAGCGTCGCGCCACCAAGGCCGGCATCCGCCAAGAACCTCCGAAGGAAGGCACAGCGGCGCGCGCCCTGTACAACCTGGCTGAGATCGGCTCGAGCGCCGTGAACCCCGCAGCGCCTGTGCGCGCAGGCATGAAGGCCGCCAAGGCTGTGGGCGACAAGGCCACTGACGTGGCCAAGGACTTCCAACAGTACAACCGCCAGTTGGACGTGCCCGGCGCGTCGTACGCTGTGCGTCCGACCGGCAGCACCATGCTCACCGGCCCGGTGGGCCTCAACAAGAACGTCAGCGAGGTCGACCAGTTGCTCAACAAGGGCAAAAGCGGCGCGCGCGGTGTTGCTGGCCAGAACGTGGACCAGGAAGAACTCATTGCTCAGTTCTGGGACAAGAAAGCCCGCAACTACTTCATGCGCCAGTTTGGCACGCCGGACGACCCTATTGCAGCGGCCATCGCTAAGAAGCAGATCAAAGGCTCGGCCTTGGAAGAGGTGTTCCCAGAGTACATGCTAGACCAAATTGCAGCTGGCAAAACACGGGTGAACGAGCAGGGCCAGTCGCGTTTCTTCCCCAAGTACCCACGGGCCATGGAAGACTTCACGAAGCGCTATGACCAGGCTACTGGCATCAAGGGCAACTTGATCACAACCAACCCCGCTGCAGCTGACCAGAACTACAACCTGATCAGTACCGAAGGCCGAGCCATGGGCCGTGCGATGCAAGAATCCGAGGCAGACAAGATGATTGGCCAGGGCATGCGCCCTGAGCTGATTAACCCAAACGTCGGCACCGTGGCCCGCTCACTCAAAGACACTGACCGAATCTTGAGCGACGGCACGGAATCGGCCAGGGACTTGCTGGGGGCCTTTGAAGAAGCCTCGGCGTACAGGAAGATGACGCCCGAACAGCAGACCGACTGGGCCAACACACAGTTTGGCAACGGACGTCGATTGCATGGGATGAACGAGGAAGAGATCGGCCAGAACCTGCTGGGCGAGAACGTGCGCACTGCAATTGAAAAGGGCGAGCCCGTCTACGACATCGGCTACATGGGCAAGCCTCTGAGCACCGTGTTCAAGCCTGACAACATCAACCAGTACCTGGCCAGCCTGCCTCTGCGCGAGCTTGCCAATATCCGTTTTGAGGACGCAGTGCGCGGGGGCTTAAAACTGGGCGATAACCAGCTCAGGTTGGAAAACATTGCTGAACGCATCAAGTCGGGCAAACCGGTGGCCGACACTGTTTTCTCACAGGGCGTGAGCAGCCCCTTGCTGCAGTTTGGCGAGGGCTCAGGCCTGGACGGATTTGCTTGGAAGCGCATCGAAAAACGCGAAGCCACTGTGCCGGAAGGCGCATACGTGGGCCACTCAGTCGGCGGGTACGAGCTGGGCGGCGCTACCTACACCAACGATAAGCGCGATGGCTTCAACACAGGCGCGTGGCAGGTATATACTCTACGTGACAACAGAAATAGACCTGTCAACACAATTGAGGTGAAGATGCTGGATGAAACCACGCCTGTCGTGACGCAAATCAAGGGCAACGGCCGTGCCACTGGCAACACTGCACCTGAGAAGTACGATGGAGCCGTCCTGAGATTCCTTCAAGAGTACCTCAAACCAGCCGCAATTGAGGAGTCAAACAGCTACTTGACCCCTCTGCTTCAAAACTACAAGATGGAGCTGGGCGCATCACCCCGTGCTCGATAAGGAACACACATGGCAATCGAAAAAGCAATGAACCGAATGCCCACCCTTGACATTGTCATCGGTGGTGGGGGCATACCAGAGCCCCAGATGGACATTGAGGTCATCATTGAAGAGGATGGCGGGGCTACGATTGAGATGGGCGAGAAAGAAGCCGAAGAAGTCGACTTCTATGCCAACCTGGCCGAGGTCATTGAGCCGGACATCTTGGCCCAGATCGGCATTGAAGTGTCAGCCTTGTTTGAAGCTGACAAGGGCTCGCGCTCCGATTGGGAGTCCATGTATGCCAAGGGCCTGGACCTGCTGGGCTTTCGCATGGAAGAGCGCACCAAGCCCTTCCGTGGTGCTGCCGGTGCAACGCACCCCATGCTCACTGAGGCCATCATCCAGTTCCAGGCGCAGGCTTTCAAGGAGCTGATGCCTGCTGGCGGCCCCGTGCGCAGCCAGATCATGGGCAAAGAGACGGTGGAAAAGTTCCAGCAAGCTGGCCGCGTGCAGGACTTCATGAACTACCAGATCACCACGGTGATGGAAGAGTACACACCGGAGTTTGACCAGCAGCTTTTCTACACTGGCTACGGTGGTTCGACCTTCAAGAAGGTCTACTACGACTACCAACTGGGCCGCATGGTGTCCAAACTGTGCCTGGCAGACGACGTTTACATCCCCTACAACGGCTCAAGCGTCGTGTCCCAATGCCCACGGCTCACGCACCGCATTGCGATGGACGCCAACGAGTACAAAAAGCGCGCTTTGGCCGGCGAATACCTCGATATTTTCTTGGACACGTACGCCACGCCTGCCGATGCGAGCCAAATCC